CACGAGCAGTGGATGCTTTGTTAGCTAATATAGCTATGTTAACATTATCGTTAAAAATAGCATAATGTAACAGATATGATACACAAGTAGTAGACTTACCAGTTTGACGTGGCATCTTACATATATTAAATCTATTATCATGGAAATTCTGAATTAGTTTTTCTTGAAATGGATACATATCGAAAGGCACTAAACCTTCATCAAGAGAAACAATTTTTATATACTTCCTAGCAAAATACACCGGATTTTCTTTGCATTTGAGGAATTCAATAATTTGATCCTCTGTAAATTCAATCGGTGTATTTGCTTTTTTTAGATTTGGATTACCAAGATATACTTCACTCATAACAAATCAATTCAACACTTCCAACGGCGACGGGCTTTGCATACTGGTTTATCAGGGGTTTTAGAGCAATCAATGTTATGCATGTCTTGCTGCCCCTTAGAACGGGCACAGAACGACTTCCTGCGCTTAGCATCCTTACTACCTGGCTTTGGATCACCTGTTACGGCAGTCTTTAATTTTGAACCTGGATTTTCACGACGATATGCCTTAACAGCAGCGGCACTCATACCATCAGTCTTATCAGACTTATTGACTTTCTGCCAATCTTCTTCCATAGCAGAAAGTTTTGCTGCTACTGCCATTTCACGACGTTTTTCTTTAGACTTTCCCTTAAACTGAGGTGCATCAGATTTATAAAAATCTTTTACAACATCACCCATGTCTGCTTTTTTTAAATTAAGTTTTTCATCCAATTCCTGTTTCCAATTAGAAAATTCATCTACTAATGGTAAAGACGGTCCAGTTAGTTTACCTGCTGCAGCTGCTTTTTCTCCAGCATTGGATGTTCCTTTCATTAATGTTCTAATTTTACCCATCTTTTGTTGTTTTTTATGGGCAGTTGGATTTATTTGAAATGATTCATCATAAACTTTTTTCCCATCAATTATTTTATAAGATCCTTTAGAATCATATCCCCTTATTATTTGTCTACCAGATTCTGATCTCTCAGGAGCTGACTTTTTCTTTTTATCACGATTTTTCTTATAAGTATCTAGAGCATCTGGATCTGCTTTTCTAATACCAGTAGTTCCAATCATTTCATCAATTTCAATCTCTTCTTTTTTCACGCAATTATTATAGGTCTTACCAAACATTTTTTTGGTTCCTTTTTTCTCATATCCCTTCCAACACTTCTGACCTTCTTCTAACACACCACCACTAATTGATTCTGGTTTAATGAGATCGGTAAATTCGTATTCAATTGCTTTAAAATCATCTCTCCAATTTGAATATTCAAATCCTTCTTTATTTGTCTTATTTCCCCAATTGGCAGCACCAACTTTACGGCACTTGACTAATGCGCCAGATGCATAAGCAGAAGGCCATACGGAATAACGAGACTTAACTTTTCTATAACAGGCATCTTTTTCACCTTTCTTTTCTGATACTACTTCTTCTGTTTTCACATTGATTGCCTTCCCCTTTCTATCTGGATTTGGATCTTGACGATTTTTTCTTCTAAATGCTTTTTCCTCCTCCTTATCACTCATGGATGCTGCCATTTTTGATGATCCACACTTTGGTTTAGTGGTTTGTCCTGGTTGTTTTGCACAGGGTTTTCCTGCATATTTGCCACCCAACTGAACCCAACCAGGGGTGCCATCAGAAGAGCGACTCTTGCCAAACCAGTCACGCAAAGAACGATCACCACTTTTCGATTCACTTACACCACCTCCATTACCATTTCCTCCATTACCATTGGAAGTTCCATTACCATTTCCTCCATTACCATTGGAAGTTCCATTACCATTTTTATTCTCTTCTCCTTCACTTTCATCATCTTTCATGAGTCTGCCATTATTCATAACATAATATCCCATAGGGATTTTTTTACACTTTTTATCTGTAAAACAATAATAATAACCTTGCTTACACGTCTTCATTTTTTATTACTATTCTTTATTATTATTTAGAAAACCTTGTTTTAACATTTTTTGCAATTCTGATGTGGATCCAACAAACACTGCATTGTTGGTGACATTGTTAGTCGTTTTAATATTATCTTCTTCAACTTCTTTAACTTTCTTTTGAAGGTCTATTAACTTATCAGTTGTATCTGCAACACTTTTAATTAACTGACCAGCAACTTCATATGCTCTAGGACTTGCTCCTTCTCCTGCAAGCTCCATAATTCCATTTATTGCTTCTTGTCCTTTTTCAATCAAAGAATATAAATTTGCTCTTGTATATTCATAATCCTTCTCAATATCATTACCTTTTGGTTTAGAAACTTCAATCTCTTTAGGAGTTGTTTCTACAATACTACTTTCTGTATTGAATGCTTCATCAAGACTGTCATAATTATGTGACATAAACTACCTCAAATATCCTCTTGTTGAGTTGGGCTGTATGACTTAGAATCTGAGAAGAATTCCCAACCATCACTAAATCCAAAATCATCTTCTGGACCAGCATCAATTGGATTTGGAGTAACTGTATATCTCATCTCTCTCTTAGCTTGTTTTGTTTCTGTACTACCATAAGTATCAACTTGAACTTTCTTGATAAGACCTTCAGTTGTATCTGAAACAGGACCAAACAGATAAGTTTTTGCCGTAAAATTTAATGTGTATATTAATGCTCTTCTCGTGGAAAAATCACCTTCATAATCATCCTGAAAAGAAATATTATCCAATATAATTGGAATATCTCTTTTTTCTCCGATAGAACTAATTAAATCTACAGTTAAACTAAAGGCTGGTTGAAAATATGGTAAAATTTGTTCTATAATTTGCAAAGCATCATCATTGAGTTTTGATAATATATTCAATTCAAATCCAATATTATATGGAACTGGCATATAAACTTTTTTTAAATTAGTTCCATCAGATGCTTTAAAAGTTTGAGTAACACCTGCTTTTCTGGTAGAATCATACTGAACAGATGACATTTCAAAAGACATTCTTGGTAATGTCGTCTGAACAGGTTTATCTAAACTTGCTTGTTGCTCAAGACGTGCTAAGAATTTTTGTGAAGGTCCATATGCTAAAGGAACTTTTAATTCACTATAAGAATTTCCGGCAGAGTCATCATGCCTAATATTAATATTATTAAATAATGTTCCGAATGAAATAATTGTTTTTCTAATTATTTCATGATAGTAATAAGTTCCTAACATTAGTAATTACCGAATGGATTTGATTCTGAGAAATCTAAGATGCTATCTGCCTCTGTTTCAATTTCATCACCTTTGTCATATTTATCACTAAATTCAGCAGTCTCAATATAATCAACACTATATCTGGCAGAAGAAGAAGATCCAACTATAATATCTGCTGCCACAAATGTTCCATCAGTTGTGCCAACTTTAAGAGTATTATTGGGAGCATCCCATGTTTTAACTCTTGCTTTAGCACCAGAAACAGAACCAGTTACTTGCTCATTAAATTGGAATGTTCCTATTCCGGTAATAATTGGTGGTGTTGAAATTGTTGCAATTCCTGTTCCAGAGGTATATCCAATACCTGCATCAGAAATAAGAATCTGAGTTACAAAATTATCAGTATTAATAACAACACTACCAGTGGCAGTTCCAACTCCAGAAGTTGGTGTATTAAAAGTAATTATTGGAGATGCTGGATATCCACTACCACTAGAAGCTATACTTACTGTACCAATACCAGAATCAGTTGTAACCAATATTGCTGTCGCCGCTGCTCCAACTCCATATGTAGTTGTTCCTACCCCAGTTATAGTTGCACCAGCACTAACAATAGTAACAGTAGGTGTCTCCGTATAACCTGCTCCAGGATTAGTTAATAAAATTTCTTTTATTGAGAAAATATTTCCAACAGAAGTTGTAATTGCTACAGCAGTAGCATCAGTTCCTCCCGATGGTGCTGTCGTAATAGCAACTGTCGGAACTTTAGTATATCCAGACCCATCATCATTTAAAGTAATTTTTCTAATATATCCAGTGGCAGTAGAAACTCCAACAGTTGCTGTCGATCCAATAGAAATTAACTTTAAAGTTGTAATATATCCCTGAGTTTGAAGAACGGAATCAATTTCTTCCGTGGTTGAAGTAACTTCTTCCCATCCTCCCAACTCATCTTCATACTCAAAGAGTTCACATTTTAGTTCATAGACATAATTTTTACCCAATTGGTAAAATGGTTTTTCATGTTCAACAAACTTTACTTCAAATATTCTTTTACCTAAAGGAAAATAGATTAAATCTCCTTCACTTGGCCTACTTGCAACTTCTATCTCACTATCTGGCATTGTCTCCAAAAATGGAGATATAAAATCTTCAAACCTTTCTCTAGAAATAGTAATAGTTAACTCATCCTTCAAATTCATACCAAATTTTGTCAATATATCTCCTGCTCCACTATATCCCTCATAATTATTCACATATGCTTCAATAGCAAAGTTATCATTAAATTTTGAAGACTGTATTTCTGTTAGAATCTGATCCTTTTTTACAATTTTTCTGGGCAAATAAATTACCTCTACACCATAAATTGAGAGTTGTTCGTTAATCAACTCTTGTATCAATCTTTGTTCCGATTGGGAACCTTGTAAGAAAAAAGGATTAAGTGCCATTATCCAATAAGATCTAAAGGTGGTAACTCATATTCGGAAGACATTCTCTGTCTTATAGATGCCAATTCTTTTTCAGCATCTTCATATATTTCTCTACCATTCAATTCAATTCCACCAGGAAGTTTTACTCCCCTAAACTTTATTAAATTTTGACCCCATTGCCTCTTAATTAATGCAGTGAGATATCTTTTAAGAAATTGATGGTTATATACTTGAGTTGATTCTACGGGATTTAATATTCTATAACAATCAATAATTAGAAAATCATCAAGATTCATGGCACTCCAATCAGTATCCAAATATAATTTATCTTGAACCTTATTAAATCTTAATTGTTTATCTGGAGTTAGTAGATAGTCAATATCTTCCAAATAACTCTTAGTCATAGAATATTGTAAAAGACCTATAGTATTAAAATAGTATAAATCATTTAAAAATAATTGATACTTTATATTAAACATACCACCAGAAATGGTATTTGTATCAACTTTAAATATTTTTTCAATACCAATCACAGAGTCTGGAACTTGAATAAAATTACTATTTTCATAAAAATTAAAATTAGTAGTTCCAATACCTGATATTGTTGCACTTGTCGTAGTAGTAACAATTCCAACTCCAGAGGTACCAGTTGCTTTACCTTTATCTAAATCAGACTGAGTAATTTTATATTTCAAATACATCCTTTCAACACCATCATAATGCCTTTCATTAAAAACTTGGATGGCATCATCGACCAAATCATCTATTTGATCATCATCAACATTAATCTCCAATACCGGAGCTCCTAACTGTCTTAGGCAATAATCAATAAGTTCTTGTCTAGTACTTGGTTTAGCCATCAGTATTCTCCTCCATCTATGTCTGCTGCTGTTAAAGTACCACCAATATCTACATTAGTGCTAAAAGTTGCTATTCCAGTAAATGTACTCAATCCACTAATGTTTAAATTTGAAAGAGTTCCTAATTTGGTTAAAGATGAAAGGGTGATTCCAGAACCAAGAGTAGTACTATTTAGTACTGTATTTGAACCAATCTTAAAAACTTGACCGCTAGTAACACCCAATCCAACGGATGATCTTAAAGTATCTGAAGTATTATGATAAGTAAAT